ATTGCATTCCGGATTTTTCCAATTCGCAAATTCTTGGCATTCATAGCGCGTCCAACCTTGATAACCACAAGCGGACAGCCCCAACAGCACTCCTGAAATTAGGGCTGCCCACTGTAGTTTTCTAGTCACTTCCCCTGTAACCCGAAAGCTGCGTCTTTAGGATTTAGCACTCTGAGCAAGACCGGTGCAACAGCTGCAACGCCGCCCATTGCAAGTGTCTTTGGATCGGTAATTCCCGCCATGTACATGGCCAAGACGGCCGCCAAGAATGATCTGCCCCATGATGCTGCCATGCCTTTGATGTCTTTCATTTTGATGCCCCTATCTTTGCAATTGCCGCCTCGACTTTCGATGGCGGAATGGCCACTTCGAAATGCATTTCGTCCTTGCGTCTCCAATTGTCTGAGCCACCCCAAGTCAATGAGTATTTTTTGGCCAGTGCCTTAATCATTGGCACTTTCTCAGCTGGGAATGTTCCCACCTTGCCAAGTGGATGTTCTGTGGCATTTAGATCGATCGCTGTGCCGGATGAGTGATTGCTCAAATTGTCGGTGCTGCCCCTGACCATGCGAAAGCAATATCCCCAATCATCAAGGCCGCCTTCATCGATTGGCTCGATCAGCTGATGGAATTCGGCTGCAAATCCGACAAGCAATGGCGCGACAGATTTGGCACATGCAAGCTTGATCTTTGTGCCGGGTACTGGAAATGATTCAATGCCAATTTCATCCCTGCTCTTCGATGCTGGCCATCCGTTTTGCGATTTCATCACAATCTGCACACTCCCATCTTTTGAGATCGTTAAGTGTCAAAGATTCATGGCCACACCCAGGCATCGGCGGGACAAATGCATCATCGATCGGATCGTAGGTGTATCCAATCCCCGCGTAATTAAATCTAAAACCATTTGTTGCGGCATTGTAGCTAGTCCGAACACATTTTTGATTTGTGAAATTTCCGTACCATGTTTCCGGATCAAGTCCCTCAATCAATTCAGTTTCATCAATGCCTGTGATTACATTGACCACAATGTTGTCATCATTTAAATATGCGTAATGTGCCATCAGACTGTCACTGTTCCATTTCCCGCTGTGAAAGTGTAAATCGTTTTCCCACCGCTTGAAGTTTTTGTGTAAGTCAATCCAGTGATTGATGTGAAATCTGCAAATGTGTCGGCATAAGATAGAACAACAATTCCGGAACCACCTTGACCCGGAGTGTTTGGATTGTTTGTTCCACCACCGCCGCCACCCGTATTGACAGTTCCAGATGTTGCCGCAGCATTTACGGCAGCTGCACCACCACCGCCAGTGCCGCCACTGCCAGCCGTAGTATTACCCCAACCACCACCGCCGCCACCTCTAGTTATGGCCGATCCAGTAATTGATGATGATGTTCCCGCGCCGCCCGCTGTGCCTGTACCGCTGACGGAAGTATCAGCCGCCGCGGCAGATGCGCCGCCGCCACCGCCCGTTGCACTTTGAGAATAAGTGGCAATAGAATCGCCGCCTTTATTTCCCTGTGATGGTGATGTGCTAGGTGTATTTCCTGCGCCGCCCGCCGTTGCGCCGGTAAACGCACCACCACCGCCGCCGCCTGATCCGCCAGCTGTACCAGCCGCGCCATTATGTCCACCCCTGCCGCCGCCAGCAGCTGTAATCGAGCTAAAAACGCTATCTGCTCCAGATGTTGGATTGTTGCCGCTTCCGCTGACCACAGTGCCACCTGCGCCGACTGTTACTGTAAAAGATGCACCGATAGAAAATCCAGTGCTAGTGCGATAACCACCCGCGCCGCCGCCGCCAAATTTTGCAGCACCGCCGCCACCGATTACAAGATAATCGACAGCCGTTGGTGAGTTTACCCCACTTGATGCAACAATGCCCAAAATGTTCATTTTATGACAGCCCGCCAATAATTGTGAATGTGTTTGAACCAGTACAAATTATCGTTGCCGCTCCGTACTGTTTTGTAATTTTTGGAGCCGATGCTGTTGCACCGGTTGATGTAATTGTCACGCCAGCACCTTGAGCAAATGTCACTTGACCTGCGCCGATTTGTTGAAGATTTATTTGTTGCCCTGTAGAAAATACTGATGGCGGCACTGTGACTGTTATTGCAGACGCATTTGATGCTGTGACCAATACGCCAGCCGCATCTCCAATGGCCAGCGTGTAGCTCGTGCCAGTCTGGGCGTTAAATGTCAAAGTCTTTGCAGCTGTGAAATCAAGTGAGACTGTCACTGTTCCCGATGTACCCCCGCCTGAAATACCGGTCCCGGCTGTGACTCCGGTGATGTCTCCGGGATTTGGAGTGGTCCAAGTAAAATCCATGTCTGTGTTGGATGTCTTGGACAGGATTTGCCCAGTGGTACCACCTAAAAGATCGGCCATCGATGTTGCAACGGCTTGACCAAAGACTTCGAAATCTGCCGGCAAGTCTGTGACCAAATCTGTGGCTGTCGGCATTTGCCAGCTGAATGGTGTTGTTGGATTGCTCATGTTTTCCCCTTACGCGACCAAAGTCGCATGTTCCCAGTCCAGTGTTGGAATTATTGTCTGCCATTGCTCCACAATCGGCACATCGTTCCAGCGCATTGCCTGCAACGAAAACGCCAATGGTGAAAGATTAAGCGAGACGCTCACTTCGTTATACGCTGCCCGAAATGTGAATCCCTCAACAAATCCCAAATAGTTTCCCGATGACATATTTAACGGCAAATCGGCAATGCTGATCGGCATGCCCATGAAAACCCCTATCAGCGCGTCACGATCTGCATCATCGATCTCTGGATTTGTCAGCTGATAAGTGATTGCATCGAAATTGAATTGCGGGAATGCTCGCAGCTCCAAATAGAAATCAGCTTGATCCTGCGCGTCAGCTTGATGTTTGATTGTGGTGCTAAAAATCTGGGCCAATTGGCCATAAAGTCCAACAGATTCGGAATCCACGGCATCGACTTCGGATGATGAATTTGCCCCGTATTGAAGGGTGATGGTATTTCGGACATCTCCAGCCCTTGACAAGATACTGAGCCCAGATCCTTGAGCATGATTAGCCGTCAGATCAATGTATCCATTCGCGGCTAAATAGCTCGCTCGATGCGTTGAATCGGCGTAGGAAATCTGTCCTTGACCGTTTTCGTAAATATAGCCCAGCCCGCTAGTTGCCAAAGCTGAGACCAAAGAATAGACATCTGTCCGCTCTGACGATCTAGCTGCCAGCTCATAATTGCCCGGCTGGTCGATTTCGCCTAGCCCAGTGTTCTGGGCATCATTCCATTGCTCTGTCGGATCGTAGGTTGCCCATGTCAAAGCTGCGGGGGTTTCTTGCCATGATGCAAACAATACTTGGCTCAAAATTGTATAGATTTGATCGCCATCAAAATCTTGATTTAAAACGCCATCGGTCAAGGCTTTCGGCAATCTGGCCAATGCTCCAAGTGCAATGATGCTGACCCGCTGTGTGTAGCCGATGCTCCCAATTTCGGCCACCGAAATGCCCACTTCAACAATTGACCCGCCAAAGATCGGCACATAAGTCCCGGCGGAATTCTGCAATTCAACAGTCAAAGAATTGTTGATTTGCGCCAAAACATTTGACTGATCCAGATTGACCAATTCAATGCTGATGTATCCGGCTTGAGCCTGCTCATAGATATTGGTCCGGCCAGAATTGATGACCAGATTTGCCAAAACCGCCGATTGATATTGGATGCCATTGATCTTGACTCTCCAAATTGGATTAAAGATTGTCATTCGAAGACCAATGCACCCGCGCCGCTAGTGCCTCGATAGAATGAATTGTTTAAGCTGTCCACAATTGTTCGGGCTGTTCCCTCTTTGTCAATTGCACCATTGACAGTAATCTCAATTTTTGGTTGGGCATTGATCGCCTGTTGTTGCTTTGTCAGAACCTGCATTTCGGCGAGCAATGGCCCCAATTGCTCAATTTGGCTTGCCCGTGAGATGCCGCCAGTGGCAAATCTAAAATCCATTTCTTTTATTGTTTCGCTGATCTGTTCCAGCCTTTTTGTCAATTCTTCCTGGCTACCGGCTCCAATGATTTCATTGGGATTGGTTGTACCGCGCGGGTTTGTCCCCATA